AGCGCATGAAGGTCCAGAATGATCTCATGTGGCAATACTCCGAAGTCCTCGGGCGACGCATCGCTGCATTTAAGTAACCAACCAAATACCATGTACATTAAGAATCGATTCATTTTCGGAGAAGAAGGCGGCGACGGCGGCAGCAACGGGGGCGGGCAAACGCTTCTCGGCGGCGCAGCAGGCGCGGCGGATGACGGTCAACAGCAGCAGCAAGGCGGCGACGGCGAAGGCTCGAAGGCGTATGACTTCCGCTCGTCTCTCGGCGAGGACGGTAATTTCCGGCAGGGATGGACGAATGACCTGCCCGACGACCTGAAGGCCGCAAACACCATCCTTGGCAAGTATCCGAATCCCGTCGAGATGGCTCGCGGGCTGGTGAACGCGAACAAGCTCATCGGTCAAAAGAGCACGCTCAAGGCCCCGGCTCCAGATGCCAAGCCCGAAGAGGTCGAGAAGTTCAACGTGCAGATTCGTGACGTGCTCGGCGTTCCTCAAAAGGTTGATGACTACAAGCTCGAAAAGCCCGCCTCGATTCCCGAGGGACTCACCTGGAACGAGGAGAAAGCGGCAGATTTCGTCAAGCTGGCGCACTCGCTGAACATTCCGCCGCAGGCTGCGCAGAAGATCGCGGAATGGCAAATGGCGAACATGGGCGACGCCGTGAAGCAGGGGCAGGCTCAGATTGACGCCTGGGTGCAAGGCCAGCAAGCCGAACTGAAAAAGGACTGGGGCAACGACTATGACGCGAACTTGGGCAAAGCTGCACGCGCGGCACAACTCGCCGGCTTCGACCTGAACGACGGAGAGCTTGCGAACAACGCAAAGTTCGTGAAGGCCATGCTCACTGTTTCCAGTTTGATCAAGCCGGACGCTGTTGTGGGCGCTGACAAGACAGGCATCCCGCTCGATGGCGCGGCACAGGCTGAAGACATCCGGCGCAATCCGGCGAATCCTTGGCATGCCGCCTACAACGGCAAGGAAGGGCCTGCACGCCAGAAAGAGGCTCAGGCGTTGATGATGCGGCTTCAGGGTATCAAGGAGGATGCGGCATGAGCCTCTTCATAGACAACCTCATTGCCATTGCCGAGGCTGAACTTGGCGTGAAAGAAGTCGGCACGTCGAATCGCGGTCCTCGCGTTGACGACTACCAACGCGCTACTTGGCTGGAACAGAAGGATTGGGGCGCGTGGTGCGCTGCTTTCGTGTGCTTCTGCGTCCGTGAGGCTCTTGCGAAATCCAAGTTGAAGGAAACCGCTGGATTCAAGCGCCCTCTAACGGCTGGCGCTTTTGACTTCGAGCGCTGGTCTCTAGCGCAAGATTCGTCCACGCAAACCCGCAAGCCAGCAGGTTCCGACATCAAGCGCGGCGATCTGGTCATTTGGTCCTTTTCGCACATCTCTATTGCTCTAGGTCCGCCCGACAAGCAGGGGAATATCATCACGCTTGACGGCAACTCAAATGCGCGCGGTTCACGAACTGGCGGCATGGTCTGCACTGTGACGCGCCATATTTCCAAGGTGCGGTCACGCATTCGCTTCACGATTTGACCGGAGGCGCTTCGTGTGGCTTGCGGGTTCAAGGCGGGGTGATTACTCAGCAGCAACATGGCGCTCCACAATCACCCATCGCTTCAGCGCGGACACCGTTTGACCGAACTTCACGCCAGCGTCAATCTCCGCTCGGATGTCTTCGCGGTAGATTTCCAGCAGCACTTCATTTTGCGCCTTGGCCTGTCTTCCCGTCGTTACCATTTCCTCGCCAAGGTCTTTTTGATTTCCGCACAGCTTGTATCTGTGCGTCCCTTCGAGGTAGCAGTGTCCAGCGACTTTATCTTTGACCCATCGGCGTTTTTTAGCGCGCGCTCGAAGCGGGTCCGTTGATTGATGGGCGGCTTTCCATATTGGATTAATGATTTGCATATCGTTGGTCGGTTAATCAGTTCGTAGCATCTCAGGCAGCGAATCTAGCCGTGTGGACTCCGCGTCCAGTGTTGCTACGCGATAGCTGAAGTATCGCTGCTTGAGTTCTGCGGAGATTCCAGGATGCCGCTCGAAGAAGTCGTGTGGATCTTTCGTGATTGATTTCATCGTGCGAAGGATTGCCAGGCGAGTCAGCCTATCCATCTTCTCGCCGCTTTTGACCCTTTCCAGAGTGTCGTGCCACGGAATAGCCCAGCCATTTCCCTTGGCCCACCATTCCATGCTTTCTTCCGCCATTGAAGTCAGAGTCACCTCTTTGGCTTTTTGTGCCGCCAGAAGCGGGTGTATCCCGTAGAGTTCATCCTGTGACAGTCCTTTTCTTCCGTGCGTCTGGAATCGCTCGAAGGCGCTCCGGTATTCATTAGGCTGATAGCCTTCGATGCGCTTGAGGTCTGGACCGCATGGCTCGCCCATCCATGACAGCCAATGACGCCAGAGCCTATCAGCGCGGACCTGCTTCCGTGTGCGACGACGACCGAGTTTTGGCGCTTCGGCGGGCGCGGCCTGGTGTGCTGTTTCTTCGATCATATTTTGAGGTAGTTATCTGTCGTTCATCATCTCAGGCAAACCCCTCCCTCCTCCCCACGACAAGCGGAGAGAATGAGGGGAACCCTACCGGCTGTGTTTATCCTCGCGCCAGCACGGTATTTGACCGCTCCCTGCGAGTAGTTCAAGAGTTGACGCGATGAACAGCACTGGCTTTCTCACGGCCTGCATTGTCGCGTTGCTGGCGTCTCCGCTTCGCTGACCCCTTTTGCTGAGAGGGTCAAGAATCAGGACATGAAAAAGCCCGGTCGTGAGTGGAGAACGACCGGGCTTTTTGCACTATGAGCAACCGGATCACTCCGGTTCCACTCAGAGCAGACTCTTTCGAGTCGCCGGATTCTCCCACATTCAAGAATCGGCGCAAGTTTTAATTTGATGTTCGCGCCAAGGCCACCGCCTAACCCAAACAACAAACCCGCTTCCAGTGATGGAAAACGGGCTGCTGTTTGAGGCTTAGAACACCTCTGAGGTAGCCGAAGTTTTCCCCATTGGCAAACTAAAACTCGCGGAGGCAATTCGCCTGCAACAAACCTGCAACATAATGAAGGACTTGCAGTTCTGCCGCATGGGTAGCCGCATCCCTGCCAGCAAGTGCGCCCGCAACCATACCCGCAACATAAGGAGAAAGGCTTGAAGGAGAAAGGCTTGATGAAAAAGACACAATGACGAGTTTTAATTTGACATTCATCCCGCTAGTCCATCAAATCGGCGTCAGAGTCAGAACGGCCAGCGATGGCACCCGTTCAAACCAGTAGCGGCCTTCCTATGGAGATACCCGCGAGAGGACAACAATCCCGGCAATCAGGACTCGTGATCGCCAATCTCGCAATCAACAATCTCCATTACGGCTATGTCCGCACTCACCTCCTACTACGAAACCGAGTTCTCGAAAAATTGGGAACTCAAAGCTCAGCAGAAAGATTCCCGCCTCGGCATGGCGGTCACTCAAACCACCATCACCGGCAAGCGTCGCAAGTTCAACCAGCTCGACAACGGCTCGATGACTGAAGTAACGACCCGCAAGGGCGACACTCCAGACGGCGACTCGACCGGCTCCGAATACTGGATCTACCGGCGCAAATTCGAGCGCGTCATTGTCTGGGACGAGGACGACGAAATGCAGCTCGGCACCATCGCGCTTCCTGACAGCGAGGAAAATCAGTCCCTCGTCAATGCCTCGAATCGCACGAAGGATGACGTGATTATCTCCGCTTTTGACGCTACTCGCTACATCGGCGAGGACGGCACCACAACCGACGCTTTCGATACCGCCTATCAGGTGGCGGTCGATTACGTCGCCAGCGGTTCCACGGCGAACAGCGGTATCACCGTTGCGAAGGTTCTCCAGGCGAAGAAGATCCTCGATGAAGGCGAAATTGACGACGACGACCGCTATTTCGCGATCTCGGCTCAGCAGTTGCAAGACATGCTCCTGCTCACTCAGGTTACGAGCGCGGATTACGCCAGCGTTAAGGCCCTCGTTGAAGGCAAGGCCGAACGCTTCGCCGGGTTCAACTTCATTCGCTCTGAGCGCCTGACGCTGAACAGTGGAACCGACGTTCGCACCTGCTTTGCCTGGGCCAAGTCCGGCATCAAGTTCGCGGATGGCGGTCGAAACACGCATATCGACATGCTCCCCGGCCGCCGTCACTGCAAGCAGCTTCGCGGCGTCTATCGCTGCGGCGCTGTTCGCACCGAGTCGCCCCGTGTCGTTCGCGTCTATGCGGACGAAAGCCCGTCATAATCTGAACTCGGCGGGAGGCGTCAAAACCTCCCGCCACTTCCCTTTTCACTCACTCAAACAATTCATTCCTGAACCGTTATGGCTTCCGTTTACACTACCTTCGCAACCGCTCAGTTGGCCGCTCTGTCCGACATGAGCCAAGCTCCAAATCAAAAACAGGCGGGCGGCAATCTGCACGTCATTCAAGTCAGCAAGACGGCATACACTGCTGCGACCGCTGACCCTCTCTACCTCGTGCGACTGCCGAAAGGCGCTCGCGTGATTCCGCAACTGTGCCAAGTCGATCATACCGACCCTGGCGATGCCTGCACGGGCACCGTTGGCTACATCTACGACGACGCGACCGGCGACGCTGACGGCTACTCCACCGGCCTTGTGCTCGGCGGCTCGGCTGGCTTCGAGAACTTCGCGACCACGTCGGGCGCGGCAGGTATCACGCCTGTTACGCTGACAGATGACGCCTGGGTCTATGTGACCTGGGGCACCGTCACGAACGGCGCGTCGCACTCGCAGACCTGGACGATTGTTTACAGTCTCGCCTAAGTCCGTCAATTTGTCGCTTGGTTGGTGACATCCTCGCCCCGTCGTCCTTTGCTCATTGGGGCGGCGGGGTTTTTCACAATGAGATTTGAGCCATGACGAAAACCGAAATCTGCAACCTTGCCTTATCCCTCGTCTCAGCCAATACGGCGACCGACATCGACACGGATTCGACTCCTCAAGCGGAAGCAGTTCGGCGTTGGTTCGCTCCTGCTCGTGACGAGTGCCTCGCGTCACACCCCTGGAACTTCGCCATGAAGCGCGGTTTCCTGACGCTGACATGGACCTACTTTTCAGGCGTGGCACTGGCAGATGCGGGCGCAAGTGACGAAATTCGCGTGACTGCCACGGCTCACGGACTCTCGACTGGCGACCGAATCCACATTCAAGACGTGGGAGGCGTTCCGGCTGCAAATGGCACTTGGCGAATCACGGTAATCGACCCTGACACCTTCGACCTCGACGGCTCGGTGTTCTCAGGAGCGCACATAAGCGGAGCAGGCGAGTGGATTCTCGCGCCTCTGCACGGCTGGGGGTATCGCCATGCCATCCCTTCCGACTGCCTGCGCGTTGTGCGCGTGAACGGCGAGGATGGCAACGAGGAAGATTCCGCGCCCTACGCCATCGAGGCGGGTTACATCCTGTCCGACGACATCGAGCTTGAACTCACCTACGTTTACCAGCACACGACCGTTACGACCTGGACGCAGGACTTTATCAACGCCTACGCCTTCCTTCTCGCCTCCTACATCGCTCCCGAAATCATCAAGAGCACAGAGCGCGGCGAACAGATGCGCCGACAGTTCGAGGGCATCATCGGCCCGCAGGCCCGCAGGAATGATGCGCGCGCCGGGAAGGGTCGAGTTCTCCAACCGTCCTACGATTCCGACATGATCCGAGCGCGACGCGGCCAGATTTCCACCCGATGAACTCGCTTCACGTCAACTTTAACGGCGGTCTCTACTCCCCCCTGATTGAGGGGCGTGTTGATTTCGAGCAGTATCGCACCGGCTGTCTCCAGCTTGAGAACTTTGTCATTCGTCCCTACGGCGGGGCATTCAAGGCGCCGGGGACGCAATACCTCGGAGAAACGAAGGACTCGACCAAAAAAAGCCGCTTGTTTCCCATCCGTGTTTCCCGCCTTGAAAACTACCTGCTCGAAGTCGGCGAGGGTTACATTCGATTCTGGCGTGAGGATGAACCGGCTTACCTCCAGATCAAAAGCGATTACTCGGTGGTAGCGCACTCGACGGCGACGACCTACTATCTCGGCGACATCGCCTCAGACAGCGGGACGAATTACCTGCGCGTCGGCAATGACGCGGCGACTGATTCGAGCTTCGCGACGGCGCTCGCGGCTGGCTACTGGCAC